ATGATTTAATTATGTCTTCAATTTTCAGTGATTTGAACTTAAGTTCTCGACATGTTTCTATTGAATGGGCCGGTAAACCAATAACTTGGAAAGAAGCTGATTTTTGTTCGCTTACTTTTCACCCTTTTATTCACCATGATCCTAAAAAAGTTCTTGCGGTGTTGTATCAACGTATACCACGTCCTATGATGTTAAATCCAGTCTTGCAGATGCAGAGACTTGGTGGTATTTTACGTGTATTGTCAACTAAAGAAGTTTATGATATTGTTTTGTCAAAAATGGTAGCTCTTGCTCAAAAAGAGAAGTTGTATGATGAGTTTATTAATTTGTACATTGGGTACCCTGATTTGTTCAGGACTTATAATTCACACTTACGTTTTCATTTTAAGTAGGTTATTAAACTGAGTCAGGCCTTTTTAAAAAAGAAAATGAGTAAACAACTTATTATCAAAGAAACAAACAAATCTAGAAATAGAAGAAGAAATCGTAAACCGCAAAAGAAAGTCGTTATTACCGAGAAAGTTAACAGACTTGGTCGCTATGCTAATAGGAAAAAACAACAAGAGAGATTCAAGAAACCACTTGGTTTTGGATATCTCAAAACTTTCTCTGCACCAATGGGTAAAGGGTTCGTGCAAAAGAATACTAAACAAGCTAAATTTCAGACTAAAGGAAATGTCGTAAGAGTCACTCATCGTGAGTTCTTGGGCAATTTACCTGGGTCTTCTGATATTAGTTTGTATAGGTTTCGTATTAATCCTGCTGATCCTGTTACATTCCCTTGGTTGTCTACACTTGCAAATGCTTATGAGAAGTTCAAGCTACTTGATTTTAAAGTAGTTTATAAAGCAAATTGTGCTTCAATTACCGAAGGACTTGTGTTTATGTATCCAGATTATGATTCCAATAATGCTCCTATGTTGACTGAAAACACTATTTTTAATAGTATGGACACTGTCACATCTAGTGCATGGATTTCATGTAATCTTGGTATTAAAGCTAACAAGTTTAACCAAACCAAAAACTACCTAATTCGTTCTCCCTATGAAAGCTATACTGATTATTTACTTTATGATCCGTTAAATGTCTTTTTTGGTACCGTTGGTACTGGAGACCCTAATCCGTTAGGTCAGATTTGGGTTGAATACTCAATTGAACTTCAAATTCCTGATCCCCA